TACGGGAACCCCTGAGTTTTACAGTGATTACGACTACACGCATTGGCTTGTAGCCCCAACACCTGATGCGGCTTACACGTTTGAAGTCTTGTACTACGAGCGCATTCAACCCTTAGATTCTGCCAATCAAACCAATTGGTTCACCATCTACGCGCCCCAAGCGTTGCTGTATGGGTCTTTGTTGCAGGCTATGCCATTCCTCAAAAATGATGATCGAATGACTATGTGGAAGGCAAACTATGACCAAATCATGCAAACCTTAATGGCTGAAGACAAGTTGCGTATTGCTGATCGTCAAGCCGTAGTAATGGACAGCTAAGGATAAATTATGAGTTACAACAGCCCATTTACAGGTAACGTCATCCAGCCAACGGATGTATCGTATAGCCGCATTACGTTGACAACTGACTTGCAGTTGGAATGGCCTATTAACGGCACCACGACTGATGATGCCGCCGCGCGTATTATGGAGGTGTCTACCGCCTCTAGTGCAAACGAGTTGTGGATGCCGCCAGCTAATCAATCCTCCGTAGGCAATGATGCCTTGATCCGAAATGTTGGCGCTGTAACTTTATTAGTCAAAGACTACACTGGCGCAAACACCATTGTGTCTATAGCCGCTGGTCAGGCTCAATACATTTACATCACCACAAATGCAACCACAGCGGGTACATGGGGGATCATTGCCTATGGTATTGGCTCCTCTGGTGCGGATGCCGCAACCCTTGCAGGATACGGTCTTTTGGCTATTGGTCAGACATTGAACCAGAGCCAACCCGTTACGACGTTTTCCTCTAACTACACAGCGATAGCTACTGATCGTTCTAGCACTTATGTGTGGACTGGTGGCGCTGGAACGCTGACCATGACTTTGGCTACAACATTGGCTAATAATTGGTTTATGTTTATTCGTAACAGCGGGACTGGCGCTTTGACTGTTACTGGAACCAGTGGTGACCTGATCAACGGTTCTACATCAATTGCCTTGCAACCCACAGACTCTTGCATTCTTGTTTGCAGTGGAACTCAGTTCTATACAGTTGGTTTGGGCAAGTCTACGCAGTTTGCGTTTACTCAATTGTCCAAAGCCGTTTTGTCTGGAACCTACACCCTGACCGCTTCAGAGGCTTCTAACGTCATTCAGAAGTACACAGGCGCATTGACAGGTAATGTGACAATTATTATTCCGTCAACGGTTCAGGTTTACTACATCTTAAATGAAACCACAAACGCTTTTACGGTAACCATATCAACTGGTTCTGGAGCCACGGCGGTTTTGACTACTGGAACCCAAGCAACTTTGGTTTGCGACTCCGTTAACTTGTTCAACGCAAACACCATCCTTGCAGGGTCGTCTTCAATCAGTTTAGTAAATGGATCAGTTGGCGCACCGTCTTTGAATTTTGCATCAGAAACAACGACAGGTATTTATCGCGCCGCTTCGGGTGAATTCAATATTGCAATTCTTGGTGTTTTGAGGTCAACAGTTTCTGCATCTGGTCTTGCAATTGTTGGGACTGGAACCTTTAGTGGTGGTGTGCTTGGAGGCACATTTTGACCAAAAAGGTTTTTACACTAGACACCCAGCCCGGTGTTCAAAGGGACGGTACTGTGTTCGATGCAAACTGCTACATTGATGGTCGATGGGTTCGTTTTCAACGAGGTCGCCCTCGTAAGATAGGTGGCTACAGGGCTATTGTTCAAAATGCACATGGATACTCTCGCGGCATTTATGTCAATTCCGTTGACGGAAACAATCAAGTTTTTAATGGATACGACGATGGGTTGGAAGTTGTCAACATTGATAACGACGGCATTGGGTCGGGAATAAATCCGTTCACGTTCACAGGCCCAGTGCTAACACTTAGCACGCTTGTTGGTGGTTCTGGTTATGTAAACGCCACCTACACGGCTGTTCCTCTAACAGGTGGATCAGGAACAGGAGCAAAGGCTACTATTGTTGTTTCTGGTGGAGCCGTTACCTCTGTGACCATAACGACTATCGGCAACAACTACGTTATTGGAAACACATTGAGCGCGTCAAACACCAACCTTGGTGGTGCAGGGTCTGGGTTCTTAATTACAGTTGCAACGATTACTACCTTTACGGCAAACGATTTAAACCTGTGGCAATTTGATTCAAGTTTTGATGCGCAGGGTTCTGGCAATCAATTGTTAGTAGCACACGCTGGACAAAACCTTGCACAGATTGATGCAACTGCTTTGTCACCAGTTCTTGCTGGCGACATTGCTGGGCTTACATTGGCTCCTCTTGTAGACTCTTCTGGAACAGCCCCAACAGGCGACATCATTGAAGTTGCTGGTGGTGTGGTTGTACTGCACCCGTATATTTTTGTGTATGGGGACAACGGACTAATTAAAAATTGCGTTGCTGGTGATCCTTTTGATTGGAACGGCCCTGACTCCAATGAGACCAATGTAGCCTCCACAAAAATTGTTAAGGGGCTTCCTGTGCGCGGTGGATCAAACGCACCTTCTGGTTTGTTTTGGTCGTTAGATTCTTTGATTCGTGTGTCCTACACTCCGACCACAATTACTACTGGCGTAACATCTAGCACCTTTTTCTGGCGTTACGACATCATCTCTAGCCAATCATCTATTCTTTCCAGTCAGTCTGTGATTGAGTATGACGGTATTTATTATTGGTGTGGATCAGATAGGTTTTTGCTTTACAGCGGTGTGGTTAAAGAAATCAAAAACACGTTTAACCAAAATTACTTTTTTGACAATTTAAATTACGCACAACGCCAAAAAGTTTATGCTAACAAGGTTCCTCGTTTTGGAGAAATTTGGTGGTACTTTCCGTCTGGAGACTCTGAGGAGTGCAATGATGCGGTAATTTATAACGTGCGAGAAGACATTTGGTACGACGCTGGTTCGGCATTAGGTGCAAACAGGTCGGCTGGTTATTTCTCTCAAGTGTTTCGTTACCCAATCAATGCAAGTACAACCAAGACCACACAAGATGTACTTTTTTCAGCGTCTATTGCAACAACCAATAGCAGTGCCAACATTACGATTGCTCCTAATAATTTGGTTGCTAATGGACAATTAGTTATTTCAACTAGTTTGCCTGCTAACAGTTTAATAACCGCTATTGTTCCAACCGTGGCATCTCCTACGGCGGTGTCTGGCGTGTCTGGCGCAAGTACGATTGTGGTTAGCAGTGCCACTGGAATTTTGCGCAATCAAGCCGTAACTGGAACAGGTATCGGAGTTGGAGCGGTTGTCACGGTTATTGCTGGTACAACAATTACATTGTCTGTTGTCAATAGCGCAACTGTATCTGGAGCGCTTTCTTTTGCTGGGTTGACTTTAACGCTATCTTTAGCGGCTACAGCAACAGCAATTGAGACTGCTACCTTTAACACTGTGGCTGGATTAGTTACGTTGTGGCATCACGAGATTGGGGTAGACGAAGTAATAGCAAGCACGTCAAATGCCATTGAAAGTTACTTTGAGACATCTGACTTAGGTTGGGTGCAGGGTGGGCCGCCCCAGACCTCTCCAGTTGGGGATAATGTTTGGCTTCGCTTGGAGCGTGTTGAGCCTGACTTTATACAGACTGGCGAGATGACTTTTAGGGTGATTGGTCGATCCTTTGCAAATTCTGCGGATGTCACATCCGACCCTTACCCCTTTGATCCAGACACTGGCAAAATTGACATGAGGGAACAACGACGCGAGATTCGATTGTTTTTTAAGAGCAATGTGGAGGGCGGTAACTACCAGATGGGTCGAGTTTTACTTAGCGCCACTGTTGGTGATGTGAGACCATAATGCTTGCCGTTGTCTACGACCCTCGTTACCACACCTTTGACTCATGGGCGTCAATTATGTGTGAGGCGTATGCTGGTCAACAGTTGTCAATTCCAAATGCACAAACCGATTGGAAGCAGTGGGCAACGGGGTTAAAGGCAATTGATGTGTTTACAAATGAGGGCATACCTAGCCCTGACATTTACGATGACTGGCACGATTGGGCGGCGGCTTTAGTCGGTGCTGTTAACCAGAGGGTTAAGTAAAATGCCAATAGATTACTTTCAACAACAATTTGGCGAAGATGTCTATGAGGACACCGAACCTGTAGAGTCTGCTCCTACTGTTTCCGATGAACAAATCAAAGCATTTGTCGACGCCAATATTGGTAACCCAGCACTGATTGCCGAGACAGCGGCTCAGTATGGAGTGTCTGTTGCTGACTTGTCTCGTGCTACTGGTTACGACGCTACTGTCGTTGTAGATTATTTTCAACAAGCTGATGTTGCTCCTCCATCAGTTGGCGGTTTAAACGCTACAAAAGTTGAAGAGCCTCCACGTCGTCCAGATGAGCCTCCTGTAAAGGAAGATACGCCTCGACCAGAAGAGCCAAGAGTAATCTATGAACCAAAACCTGTAGATTTAGGTGATGGCACGTTTAGAACGCCCGGTGGGAACATCATTGACAGAAATGGTTATCCAGTTACTAAGGCTGTTGATACAACCACTACGACTACGACCGCTAGTGAAACTACACCAGCCGCAACAACCGTAACAACCGTAACACCAGCCGCAACAACTGCCGCAACAACTACGACACTGCCAAAAGTTACTGACCATCAAGGCAATCAGTTTGATGGCACTCAATTGCTAACTTTGGCGCGTCAAATTGCAGAAAATGCAGGCCCCATGAGTGGTGGAGTATTTCAAACTAAAGGTGAAAACATTGGATTTGCCGCCAGCGAAGCAAATACTTTATTAGGTAGAACTGCCACAGTATCCGAGCAGGTGTTATTGGATATGGCGCGTCAGATGATTCAATCTGGCGTGACTGATTTGAGTCAGTTAAAAACCCAAGACATTAAAAGTAGCGGTATTGGTGTTCAACTTGACCCTGAGACAAACCAATACTACGCCCTTATTCCAAATGGTGACGGCGAAACAGCTACTCGCAGAGATTTGACCCCTGATCAAGTTGCCAAGATTAAAACTAATGAAATTATGGGTAGCGGAGAAGGTGATGGCGCATCTGTTTATAGAACAATTGATGACATAGTTACAGGCAAAGGACTTTTTGCTAACGGCAAAATGTTGACATCGCAAGATGCCATAGACAATCCAATTGCATACTCAATTGGTGCCACCTACGCTGGTAAAGGCGGTACAAATTATGAGTTGAATTTCGATCCAAAGACTGGTAAATCAGTAATTTCTGCAAATGGTTTTTCAACCAGCGACGCAGACATGATTATGCCAATCATTATGATTGCTTCCAACTTCTTGTTGCCCGGCGTTGGTTCTTTTCTTACTAGTTCTCTTGTTGAAGCTGGCATGAGTGAGTTCGTTTCTCAAATTGTTTCAAAATCAATTATCAATGGCGTAACAAGCGGCATTATGGCTGAAGCCTCTGGTGGAAAGTTTGGCGACGGATTCTTAAAAGGCTCTATTACTGGTGCAATTTCCGCTGGTGTAGCACCAATGATCCAAACAGCATTGCCATCAGACCTTTCACCTGCTATGTCCAGTGCTTTAACCAAAGCTGGTACAGCGGCTATTACGGCGCTTGCAACAGGCACAGATGTTGGGACTGCTATTGGCACTCAATTGCTTAACTCAACTGTTGGCACAGGTTTGGGCGCTTTAAGTGGTGAAATAGGGCTGACAGGTGCAGATGCAAAATTGTTGACTAGTGTGTTAACTCCAGTGGTAACTCAATTAGTCACCAATGGTAATGTCAACGATGCAACCCTAATGAATGCTGTTTTGTTGGCAGGTTCTACTGTGCTTGCCAATACTGGTTCTAATACGGTAAACAATGTATCTACATTGACTACTGGAAGCGATGCTGACATAGCGGTTGGCGGATTGAATATGCTTGCAAACGCTTCAGGCGATGAGACATTAAATAATATTGCATCGACTGTAAATACTGGATTAACCACAGCAGGTGCGGTTACTGGTATGGCAAACAAACTTACTTCTTTGACCAACACACCCAAAACTAAAGTCAACAGAACAAGAGCCAATTTGACTGGTGCATTGAGAACAAATACGCCTACAACTAGAACAGCGGCTGTAAAACCTGCGGCACTTGGTGCATTGAATGTAGCCAAGAAAACTCTGACGTCACAGCAAATTTCTAACTTAAAAGCAAGCAAGCCAGCAACGCAAGTTAATGTGGCAAACTTAACACCAATTAAAAAACCGCCACAAAGGGTGGACGTTAAAACCTTAATACCTGTAAAAACGGCACAGTTGCCAGCAGGCTTGAATACGAAGAAAATGGGGTAAATTATGGCAAGAACAGTACGCAACCCTTTGGAACTAAGAACGCCCGTCCGAACAATTAGTTCGGTGATGCGTAACGCACCCAACAAAAGATTCAGACCTACTGAGTTAGATTTTGGCGATGGTCGTCCTGAGCGTGGCGGTCGCGGTGATCGAGGTGGTCGCGGTGGCATGGGAGTTCGCGGCGGTCAAGATGATTTTGGCAATCTGACTTCTGTTACTCGTCCACCCCGTGAAACAATTGCTGGTCGCGAACCTGTATCTCAAGGCGTAACAAGCCCTCGTGAAACAATTTATGGCGCTCCAGTTTCTCGTGTTCAAACAGGCAGAGCACCACAGGCTAGTCCTAAACCTGCCATTACTTCTGCAATTAAAAAGCCTGCGGTAGCGGCAAGACCGACTACGCCTGCGGCAAAACCAGCGCCAACAAGAACTCCTGTTGCGGCTAAAACAACTACACCCAAGGCTCCAGTTAAAACAACAACGCCAAAGACACCTGTTGCGGCTAAGACTACTACTACAAAGCCAGTAACAACAATAACAAAGCCTGCTGTCACTACAACTAAACCAACAACAGTTACAAAACCAAAAAGCAGTTTGACTAGCACGTTAAAAAATGCGGCTATTGGCGCAGGAACTGCCGCGCTAGTTAACAAGGCGATTAAAACATTAACAACACCTAAAACACCTGTTACTCCTGTTGTAAAGCCGCCAGTTATTCCCGGTACGCCTAAACCACCTGTGGTTAAGCCTCCCGTTTCTCCTGTTTCACCAGTTGTGAAACCTCCAGTTTCTCCTGTAGTTAAGCCGCCAGTAACACCCAAACCACCTATTACATCGGTGGTAAAGCCTCCTGTTACGCCTAAGACACCGACCATACCTAAACTTCCTGTTACACCTAAGCCGACTACACCTAAGCCACCAACTACACCTAAGCCGACCACACCCAAACCACCGACTACGCCTAAGCCGACCACACCAACTAGCGTGGTAAAGCCACCTATTAGTATCTCTGCATCTGACGTGTATAAAGGCACGACCGCTGACGAGTCTTTGGGCTTGCCCTCTGGTTCTATTGACAACGGAGATGGAACATACACATCTGGCGGCACAACTTTTGATATGCAGACTGGTATGCCTCTGTACGGCGAAAATGCGGACGGCACTATAGGTACTGTAACGGACAACAACGATGGAACATACACAATTGGCAACACAACCTACAGCATGGAGAATAACTCTGTGCTTTACACCACTGGTGCTGACGGCAATATTATTGTTGCTGGCGCTGGTGATGACACCGTTGTTGCTGGTGATGGTGTAGATACTGTTGTTGCTGGAAGTGGCAATGACACTGTAGATGCTGGAGATGGCGAAGACACTGTCGTTGCTGGAGGAGGTAGCGACACTCTTTTAACTAGAAGTCTTACTGGTACAGGAAGTGGAGATGACACCTTAACAACTGGTGCTGACACTTCCGACATGACAGACCTTGGCGAAGGTTACTTTGCTGATGCAAGTGGAAACATCTACGGTGCTGATGGTAACTTGATGTACACCGTCGGTGCAGACGGTGACTATATTGATGCATCTGCTGGTGACACATCTACTGTTGATACAACTGTTTACGATGATACAACTTATACAGACCCAGAAACTGGCGACGTATATAACCTCGGTGCAGACGGTAACTGGAC